TTCATTGTGGTTAATTCAGTCATGATTTATAAACCTCCTTCATGTCTAACCAATTATTACCAATTTTAATCTCGATTCCTATAGGCATATCGTAATCAATATTGTATCTATGTTTACATTCTTCAGGCAGAGACATCATAGCTTCTTTCATTGTCTCTACAGCTAAATCCTGCTCTTCAGGATACACATCCATTACAATGGAATCGTGAACCGTATTACATATTATACTATGCATTTTACGATCTGTCAACAACTTTTTTAATTTTATTAATGCAATAGGCAGGAGATCGGCTGTAGCAAATCCTTGTACAGGATAATTTTTAATTGCTGTTGAGTTTGACACTCCACCATACCTCATTCTATATACATCTTTAAAACTATAGTATCGGCCAGAAGGTAGTACAACACGTTTATTCGTAATGGCATCATTTTGTAACTGTTCATGCCATTGAGTAATCTTGCTATACTTCTGTTTAAATGCACGATAATATTCCATCTGCTTTGGAGTACCGAGTAGACCACCATACAAAGGCTTAAACGTATCAGCTTTTGCATCCTGTCTAGATACACCAAGAACAGATGCTGTAAACGAATGTACGTCAACATTATTCTTAACATCTTCGTACACTCTGTTATCCTGAGCTAGAAATCCGGCAACCCGAAATTCTAACTGCGAATAATCTCCTTCTAGTATATGTCCATCTTCCCACCTGCTAACTACTACCTTACGTACAGGAAAGGTACCACCTCTTGGCATGTTTTGAAAATTCGGATTCCTTGAGGACAGCCTTCCTGTAGAAGTAACACATTGCATATAATGAGGATGGATTCTACGTTTCTTATCTAAACCTTTTTCTATTCCCTCAACAAAGGTTTTTAAATATGTCTTAATAGCATTGTACCTTACATAATTTTTCATAAAAATTTTCTGGTTTTCTTTTGCTGTTAGCACCAATCTCTCTAACGTTGATCTATCTGTTTTAAATCCATGAACAGTTAAGTCATTTGTATTTGTTGCATGCATACCTAATCCTGCATACTCTCTTGTGGATCTGTACACTACACCTTTTTTCTTGCAGGCTATACAAATACGTTTCTGTTTACCTACAGTTCCATCCCTTTTCAAAGCATACTTATAACCTATACCACCACAGGCTGTACACCTTTTCATAACAGTTTTAAACAGTGGTCTAGTAAGTCGTACCATACTTTGTTGAAAAGCTCTTATACTCATAGACGTAGGTTTTCTTTTCTTTCGTGTATTCCCCCTGACTTCATAGCCTAAATTAAAATGTCGTGTCCATTGTTTCTTATCTAGTACCTTTCTAGAAAATATAATTTTTGATCTGTCTTCAGGGCTATCTAAATTCATAGGAGTATCACCCATTAATTTCTTTACTTCTTGAGATAGATATCCTTCCAATTGCTGTACTTCCTTAGTGTACTCTGCCTTTATTTGAAATAAATTTTTAAGACCTATCTGCATACCTTCATTCTCTACATCACAAAGTACTTCACAAAATTCATTCATCAAACGAATAGTGGGCTCAAGTTTTCCATCTAAGTTAGAATATTGAGCATGGAATAATTCTTTGGTTGACTGCACATCAGCTCTTCCGTATTCTTCTACAACTTTCCAAGGTACATCCTCAAATGACACATTTTTTTTTAAAAATTCACTGATTAAACCAGTTTTCTTTTGAGAGACAGCATATCGTTCACAACACTTTTCAAGAGATAGAGCTACCTTCTCTCCACCCTGCATAACATATTCTGTTATCATAGTGTCATGTACATTTCCTATATAGGTAAACCCACAAGCTCTAAGCCATTTTAAATCAAACTTTATATTATGGCCTACCAGTAAAGTTGTGTTGTCTAAAACTTTTTGTAATATTTCTTTTGCATTAGGAGTAGGTTCTTTTTCCTTATGATAAAAACAAAGATAATTTTCTTCCCACTTTGTTTCCTCATGATAAGAATCTCTAAGCCCTGCTATATAACCGACAGAAACTAGCATATTTCCTGTATAAGGATCAGCATCAGTCTTTTTATCCTCTTTTACTTTATATGTCGTTTCTATATCTAATATTGTTGTTTTCATGCTATCTCTCTAATATTCTTATACAGTGTAATTGAGTATTCTCTACATCATACACCTCTTTAACTTCTTGTGCAATTCTTATTTTTTCCTGCTCACACTCTACTTCTGTGTCATACTTACGTATTTCTAGTTTAGGATCACCATTAAAGGAAATGAGAATATATAGTAGCCATACTGTTTTCATGAGCAAAACCTATTTAAATAATTTGTAACAAAATCTTCTATAGAATTACTCCTATAGTGTGGAGATATTTTTCCATTATAAGGTTTCCATCTTCCTGTAGTCCAGTAATATATATAAGAATGTTTGTCTTTATTATAAATTTTTAATGCAGAAGCCCTTAGCCTATCCTCATATTTAATATTATATTCTTTTAAGTACTTTTTTACTTCCTCTAAATTTTGATTTGTATCTTTTCTAAATACAGCTTCTCCTTTAGAATTATTCTTATAATATCTATACTTACTTGGCAATACTCTTTTCCTTTTCTTACACTGAAAAACTTTCCCCACATCCACATTCAGATGTGGCATTAGGATTAACTATCTTTAGATACGATCCGGCTATATCATCTATAAAATCTATCTGTGTACCAAGAATGTACATGGTAACAAAAGGATCTATATAAAGGAAACCCTTATTTAAACCTATCATATCATTTTCTTCAACATTTTTAGGCTGTTCTTTTAAAAGACCCCATTTATAATTAAATCCTGCACAGCCTCCCCCATCGACAGATAGAGAAACTCCCTCAACTTTATTTTTTATTATAATTTTTGATAAATGCTTATTTGCTTTATCTGTTATAGTAACTATATTTGCTTGTTCTTGCATCATGGTAAATACCTAGCTTTTTGTATATCTATTCGGCATGTAATTGTACCATGCCAACCAGATAGTTTATTTTTAGAAACACAGAGATGACGTACATAATCTTCTTCTCCCCCGAAGTTTTTGCCTATACCAATAATAACATCAGCTTCAGCAGCTTTTCCTGTTCTGCTATTTTCTAGCATACTAAAATCTATCTCCTGTCTATTATGAGCCTCATAAGATGCTTGAGATACAGCCCAAACCATACAACTGTTTCGTTTAGCTATTGCTCTTGCACTTTCATATACAGCCCGTAACTTTTCATCTATTCTTGAATACACTCCCTTTATATTTACTTTGTCAAGCTGATCTATAAAAACAATGTCGGGTTTATTTATCTCTATAAATTTATCCACTTCCCTTACGGAAATTCCTCTACCCTCTAACATAAACAGATTATTTTTTATTTCATTTTCATACACTTCATTTGCCACCTTAATATTTTCCTGCAACTCACTGATATTTTTATTTAAATAGGCACAAAATACTCTTCCCTTTACAAGCTTGCCGGGCTCTTCATTTGCAAAGTAAGCTACCTTAAAACCTTGTCTAATATATTCAGCTACCAGATAAGAACAAAAAGTTGTTTTTCCAGTTTCTGGCCTTGCAAAAATAACACCGAGATTTCCTCTACCAACACCTCCCACTCTGTCCTGTAGAGAAGACAGCTCAAATTTAAATTCAAATCCCTCATTCCAAGAATTTAAAAAATCAGAAACACTATCTTCTACTCTTACATAATTAGAGCTATCCTCTGGCTGTTTATCTATAAGCTCATCTAATAAAACTCTTAATCCCTCATAATCACCCTCATTGCCCAACCAAATATCTGTAGCTTTTGAGCTTATTCTCTGTGCTCTATCTCTTCTCCAGAAATTTGCTATAAGATCTTGCATTATTTCAGGACTATCCTGTACATAGTGTGTCAGTTCTTTTATTACCAGTTCTATAGATTCTCTAGAAGAATCCGGCATGGAAGGAAATCTATCCCTATGTAACTGTAAAAGCATTTCTGTTGTTAGATCTTTACCATACTTATCATGTGCAAATGCTATAGTATCAAATACAGTACCCACACCATTGGCAAACATTTCTTTATCTACAACATCACTTGCTTTTTTATAAAATTCAGTATTTAAACATTGTGCTAAAATTTGTTTTTCAATTGTCAACTCACTTGCCTTTCTTTTGGCAATCCACGACAAGTAAAGTTAGCAGAAAGTGTTCTTCTTTCTCCCTTTCCAAAAAATGGAGTAACAGAATGAAACAACCAATGAGGAAATATTATCATTTTTCCTTCTTCCGGAAAGACATATTCAGAAGTAGGATGTCTAAGATCTAACATTTCTTTTCGTGAAGTTACACCCCAAAGTAATTGTGTAAACCCATCAACATCTCCTGATGCATTGTTGTGATC